TCGCAGGCAAGTGCATCCCGATCATTCCGGTCTACGGCAAGCGCTGGTTCGTGGACAACGTGGAGCGCTGCATGGGGCACGTTCGCCTGGCAAAGGACGCACAGCGCCTCAAGAACATGCAGCTGTCCAAGCTGGGCGAGATCAGCGCCCTGTCCAGCGTCGAGAAGCCAATCCTCACGCCTGAGCAGGTGGCTGGCCACCAGGTCATGTGGTCAGAGGACAACCTCAAGGACTACCCGTATCTGCTGATCAACCCGATCACAGGCCCGGACGGCAGCCAGACTGTCAGCGGCCCTGTGGCCTACACCCGCGCCCCGAACGTGCCTCCGGCCATGGCAGCCCTGCTGCAGGTCACCGAACAGGACATGCAGGACATTCTTGGTAACCAGCAGGCAGGCGAGAAACTGGTCAGCAACATCAGCGGCAAGGCCGTGGAGATGATCCAGCAGAAGCTGGACATGCAGACGTTCATCTACATGAGCAACTTTGCCAAGGCCATGAAGCGTTGCGGCGAGGTCTGGCTGTCGATGGCCAAGGACATCTACATCGAGGAAGGCCGCCAGATGAAGGTGATCACTGAGAACGACGAAACTGACACCGTGACCCTGATGCAGCCGATGGTTGACCAGGAAACCGGCGAAGTAAAAATGGCCAACGACTTGAGCGCAGCCAAGTTTGATGTGAACGTCGATGTCGGCCCGTCCTCCAGCTCCAAGCGTGCAGCCACCGTCCGTGCCCTGACCGGCATGATGCAGATCACGCAAGACCCAGAGACCCTGCAAGTCCTGGGCGCAATGGCCATGATGAACATGGAAGGCGAGGGCATCAGCGAGGTGCGCGACTTCTTCCGTCAGCGCCTGATCCGCATGGGCGTCGTGCAGCCGACCGAGCAAGAGGCCGAAGCACTCATGGCCGAATCGCAGAACCGTCCGCAAGACCCGAACGCCATCTTCCTGCATGCTGCTGCCGAGGAAGCTGTGGCCAAGGCCGCCAAAGCGCGTGCCGATACAATCAAGACCGTGGCCGACGCAGAGCTATCCCGCGCACGCACGGTCGAGACGATGGCAAAGGCCAGCGAGATCGATCAGAACATCGCATTGACCACAATCGATGCACTGGAGCAGGCATCACTTGGTGAACAAGTGCAGCCTGTTGTCAGATGAGCGCGTTTTGGTGGAAAATGTGGTTACACGGCACCCACTCAGCCGTTTCAATTGAGTGAGTTAAATGGGGCTTTGAATGAACAAAAAGGCAGAACTTGGAGATGAGAACCTTGACAGCAACACCGAGGTAATCGAAGACGAGGAAGTGATCGAAACTGAGCAAGTGGGCGACGAGCAAAATTCCGACGCCGACCAGCACGATCAAGACCAAGGCGACGAGGACGAGGACAGCGACGAGGTAATCGTATCCATTGGAGAGGAATCGCCACCTCCCGATGAGCACGCTCAGGCACCTGGTTGGGTGAAAGAGCTGCGTAAAGCAAACCGCGAGAAGGAAAAACGCATTCGAGAACTCGAAGCGAAGCTGACCCAAACGACCGAGAAAAAGCCGGTTGTCCTTGGGCCAAAGCCAAAGCTGGAGGACTACGAATACGACGCAGACCGATTCGAGACTGCACTGGCAGACTGGTTCGAGCGCAAGCGCCACGCCGATGCTGAGGCCCAAAAAGCCCAGCAGGCCGAGCAAGCGCAACAGCAAGCCTGGCAGGAAAAGCTCGAAGGGTACGGCAAGGCGAAAGCCGAGCTGCGCGTGCGAGACTTTGATGATGCCGAGGCCGTGGCCCAGGAACTCTTCAACGTCACGCAACAGGGCGTCGTGCTGCAAGGCGCGGACAATCCGGCACTGGTGATTTACGCACTCGGTAAAAACCCGAAGAAGGCAGCCGAGCTGGCCAAAATAGAAGACCCCGTAAAGTTTGCCTTTGCGGTAGCGAAACTGGAGAAAGAATTGAAAGTGACGAACCGAAAGGCAGCCCCTGCGCCTGAACGAATGGTCAGTTCCACTGGCCGAGTGTCTGGAGCAGTGGACTCAACCCTTGAACGGCTGCGTGCAGAAGCTGAAAAGACTGGAAACTACACCAAGGTGATCCAGTACAAACGGCAGAAGCAAGCGGCAAAATGATCATCACACTTTGAAAGGAAACGATCATGTCCAATAGCTTTAGCAAAGAAGAACGAGTCGCGTTTGAAGACCTCCTGGAAGGTTTCCAGGACGCCCTGGTACTGTCCCGCAACGTCGCTGTGTACAACACAGACCAGACGATGATGGAACGCGCCAACAACACCATCTGGCGTCCCCAGCCCTACATCGCCCAGTCGATCAACAGCACCCCTGGTACTGCGATCGCTGGCTATCAGGGCATGACCCAGCTGGCAGTCCCTGCCACCCTCGGTTACAGCAAGACTGTGCCCTGGGAAATGACGACCCTCGATCTGCGCGATGCGCTGCAAGAAGGCCGCCTGGGCGACAGCGCCAAGCAGAAACTGGCATCCGACATCAACGTCGCCATCATGGGCGCAGCCGCCAACCTCGGCTCGCTGGTGGTTCCGATTGCTGCCGCTGCCGGTGACTATGACGACGTGGCCCTGTGCGACGCCATCATGAACGAGCAAGGCGTGCCTGACTATGACCGCTTCATGGCTCTGTCCAGCCGCGACTACAACGGTCTGGCCGGTAACCTGGTTGGCACCGCACGTTCGTTTGGCAATCAGAAGTCTGACAAGGCTTATGAGCGCTCCTACGTCGGCATGGTGGCTGGCTTTGACACCTACAAGATGGACTACGCAAACCGCAAAGCTGCTGCTGCTGGTGGCGCTAGCATCACCATCGACACCGATGGCGTTGGCACCCAGGCCAACTACACGCCCCAGGCCACTTCGACTTCCGTCGGCGGCAAGATCAACGTGGACAACCGCTTCCAGACCGTCACTGTGTCGTCTACGACCAACGTGGCTGCTGGTGACGCGTTCACCATCGCTGGCGTGCAGGCCGTGCACCACATCACCAAGCAAAGCACTGGTCAACTTAAGACCTTCCGTGTTGTGTCGGTTGATTCGGCCACGACCATGACCATCACCCCTCCGATCATCGGTGCTCAGGGTGTGTCGCCTACCGATGCCCAGTTGCAGTACAAGAACGTGTCTGTGGTCACGCCTTCCAACACTGCCGCCATCGTCTGGCTGAACGTGAACACCGCCCAGGTCAACGTGTTCTGGCAGCGTGATTCTCTGGAAATCCTGCCTGGCCGCTACGCAGTCCCGGCTGATGCTGGCGTCGCAGTGATGCGTGCCACCACCGACCAGGGCATCGAGTTGGTGATGCAGAAGTTCTACGACATCGACAGCATGACGATCAAGTATCGTCTTGACACCCTGTTCGGTGTGGTGAACAAGAACCCCGAAATGAGCGGCATCCTGCTTTTTAATCAATAATTAAACAGGATAATTCCGCTTAGTGTGCTATCATGCTCTTGAGTTAATCAGGAGCATGATATGCACATTCTATACAAGCTGGTTTTTGCATCTGGCAAGGCATACATCGGACAAACGGCACGCAATATGAGCATCCGCATCGCACAGCACAAGCGGTCTGTCAAAAGTGGCAGCCAGCTTCCTGTGCACTGTGCGTGGCGCAAATATGGCGAACCTGAAATCTCGGTGATTGCTGAGTTTGAGACACAAGATCAACTTCATGCAGCGGAGAAGGCAGCGATCATTGCTGTAGGCACGTTGGCTCCACAAGGGTACAACGTCGCTTATGGTGGTGACACTGCCCCATCAAAGAATCCAGAGGTTGCAGCCAAGATTGCTGAAAAAGCAACAGGCCGAAAATACTCTGACGTTTCCTCATGGGTTGACGCATCGACGCGTCGTTGGCAGGACGCTGATTACCGTAAAAAGGTTACGGACGGACTGAAGGCCGCATGGACAGATGAGAAGCGTTCCAAGCGTTCTAAGTTTATCAAGGATATTTGGGATAAACGCAAGGCGGCTGGTTATTCGATGTCTGAAGAGACAAAGCAGAAACTTGCAGTCTATGAGAGAACGCCAGAATCACGCGCCAAGATGAGTGCTGCGGCCAAGGCTCGTAAACGCTCATTGCGCGACGACAGCACAAAGCAGAAAATCGCAGGCAAGAC